ATGTTATGTCAATGGGTTGAAACTGTCACAAGTCCTTGGGGTTATGACTCCTGGGCTAATTGCACTAGACCTGATCTTAAACTTGAACAGGACCGACCAACTTGGATAGGTGTAGAAATTTCACCTGAACGAACTTACTTTGCAATAGTTGGCGCACAAATATTAGAGGACAAATCAATTGCTGTAGCTGTGATGGATATGCAGGAAACAGACAAACCAATTGATGATCTTAAAATTGCTGACCATGTAGCACAATGGGCTAGAAGTTATAACGCTGAAAGCATCTTACTCAACAGGTTTTCAGGTGAGTCTGTTTCAGCTAAACTTATTCAGGCAGGTTTAAGATCAGAAGTGATTTCAGGAATGAAGTATTATCAAGCTTGCAATGAGACCCTAGGCGCGATGACTGGTGGGCGTTTAACTCACGCCAATCAGCCGGAACTGACATCATCAGTCATCTCGTGTATTAAGAAACAAAATGATTCAGGTGCTTGGTATGTCATGAGACGTAGACAATCAACAGCTGCAATAGCAATGATGCTGGCAATACATAAAGCAGAGGAACGCCAATCATCAGGTCAAGTTGATATTCAAATTGCTTAAATGAAACTCAGGCAAGACGGCCAACAGTAGATTAAGTTACATCATTGTAATATAATGCTAAGACAATGGGATTCTTTACAAACTTCTTAAATGTAGATGATGACAACATTAAAGTTGATGCATCAGTTGCACCATACGTATTCCCGGACCAACAACAAACCTTTTACAGCGTAGGATTCAATCCAGCAATTTCACGTTCCGAAGCAATGGCTGTTCCAGCTGTAGCAAGAGCAAGAAACATTATCTGTGGAACTATTGCATCATTGCCAAGACAAGTCCACCGAGAAATGGACGAAGCCTACATAGAAGCCCCAAGCATTATCAAAAACCCTGACCCAAGAATGGCATCAGCTGTAATTTATGCCTACACAATTGAGGACCTATTATTTAGAGGACAAGCCTATTGGCAAGTTACCGAAGTTGATCCCTTAAACAAACCGGTATCAGCACAATGGATTTCAGCAGACCGAGTATTCCAAAAACTTGACTACACATCAAAATTTGTAATTGGTTATGAAATTGATGCAGTACTTGTACCAAACGCAGGTGTCGGAAGTCTAATTCCTTTTGTTGGATTAGATGAGGGCATCTTAAACAGAGCAGGCTTAACTTTACGCTCTGCACTAGAACTTGAAAAAGCATCATACCGATTTGCGCAAGAACCAACACCAACAATGATTCTTAAATCAACTTTGCCTTTACCTAAAGAACGTGTCACAGCTTTACTTGATGCCTGGAAAACAGCACGCAACACAAGAGGCACAGCATTCTTAAATGATTCTGTGGACATGACCTCAGTTGGATTTAATTCAGCAGAACTACAACTTATTGAAGCCAGACAACACCTAGTCGCAGAAGTTGCAAGACTTACAGGAATACCTGAATGGTATCTAGGAGTTAATTCTTCCGGCATGACTTACTCAAACGTAACATCAGAACGCAGAGCCTTAATTGATTTCTCACTAAAACCAATTCTTGTAGTACTAGAAGAAACACTTTCAATGCTTCTACCACGTGGACAACATTGCAGATTTGACCTAGATGACTTCTTACGTGGAAACCCAACTGAACGAGCAGAAATTTATTCCAAGCTAGTACCCCTAGGAATAATGACAGTAGATGAAGTTAGACGAGACGAGGATTTGGTGGACCCACTATGATATTAAATTTTAATTCCAATGTATTAACAGCAAACATAAGCAAACGAGAAATCACAGGACTAATTGTTCCTTTTGACAAAATTGGCAGCACCTCAATGGGTGACGTTGTATTTGCACAAGGATCATTAGACATAACCGGTGATATTAAATTGCTAGCAGAACACGACTCAACAAAACCACTAGGACGAATGATTTCAAATAATGCCACCCCAATTGGCATTGTTGCAACATTTAAACTAGCCAACACCACAGCAGCTAATGATGCTTTGGTAAACGCACAAGAGGGTTTAGTTTCAGGACTATCTGTTGGTGCAAATATTGAAACCTACAAAAACAAAGATGGTGTTGTTTACGTATCAAAAGCTTCGCTAGTTGAAGTCTCACATGTAAGCAATCCAGCATTTGTTGATGCACAAATTTCTGATGTGGCTGCAAGCGCAGAAACACCAGATGAAGAAGTCGCTGCAAGCGCAGATGACCAAACCACAACCGAAAGTGAGGTCACTTCAATGGAAAAACCAAATGAAGTTACTCCAGAGGTTCAAGAAGCTGCGCCAGAAGTATCTGCAGCAGTTGAAGCCTCAAAATCAGTACACCCTGCAATATTCACAAAACCAAGATCACCAATCATGTCTGCTGCTTCATACTTGGAACACAAAGTAAGAGCAACACTTGGTAATCAAGAATCAAACCAATTTGTTATGGCTGCTGATGACACATCATCAACCAACACAGGTTTAACTCTTGCACCACACATGAACGAATTTGTTTCAACTTCAATCGCTGGCCGTCCAACAATAGATGCATTGTCATCTGGTGTTTTGCCTCCAACCGGTTTAAGTTTTACAATTCCAAAATTGACAGCAGTACCAACTGTTGCTGATACTGATGAAACATCAGCACCATCTGAAACAGGTATGACTTCTGATTACATAACAGTAAACGTAAACAAGTTTGCTGGACGTAACGAAATCTCACTTGAACTGATTGAACGTTCTGGTCCATTGTTCTTTAATGAACTTGTACGCGAAATGGCAAATGCTTATGCACTAGCTACTGACAAAGCAGCAGTTGCAGTTTTGGCAGCATCAGGAACACAAGCAACAAGCGTTGCAGCAACAGCAGCAGGATTACAATCCTTCGTTGCAGTTGAATCAGCAGCTTGTTACAAGAACTCAGGTTCTTTTGCACGTAACTTAATTGCTTCCCCAGATCAATGGGCTGCAATCATGGGTTACACAGATGACAACAAACGTCCTCTATACATTGCTGCAAATCCACAAAATGCATCAGGTAATTTATCAGCACAAGCAATTCGTGGCAACGTATTAGGTCTTGACCTTTATGTTGATCATGGCATTACTACATCAGGTGTTATAGACGAATCAGCATTTATCGTTGCACCAGAAGCAGTAACTGTTTACGAATCACCAACCCGTTCCGTACAAGTAACACGTACAACTGACGGAATTGTTGAGCTAATGCTTTACGGCTACCTAGCAATTGCTATGAAAAAAGCAACTGGCGTTCGCAGATTTAACTTAACCTAAATCCAGCGAGTTTAACCGACTCTCCCGGTTTAGACCCCTGTACCGGGAGGGTCACCCACATTGAAAGGAAACAATGTCTACAGTAATTAGTGCAGCAGAATTAAGAGCTGTCCTTGGAGTTAGTAGCGCGTTGTACCCTGATGCAACACTCACAGATATTTGCGACACAGCAGAACAAATAATTGGGCCAATGCTTACCCAATATAAAACTTTTATTATTAAACATTCATTGACTTCTAATGTCGCAGAAATAACAACTAGCACACCACACAAATTTTATGTAGGTCAAACAGTAACCATTGCCGGTGTTGGCTCAAACTTTAACGGCTCAAGAGTAGTAACAATAATTGACACAGACTATAAGTTTAAGTTTGCTAGAACCCTTGCAGATGTTAAGGAGCACGCAGTTATTCCAAGTGGCTCAGCCTACGTTAATGACCTGACACAATATGATGATGTTTCAGCTGTTGAATCAGCCATGCTAGTTGTAGCTGTAGATATATTTCAGGCACGCATTGCACCAGGTGGCTCACAGCAGGGACTTGATTTTACTCCCGGCCCTTACAAAATGGGCAGATCAATTCTTAATCGTGTTATCGGTTTACTTGGCCCTTATCTTGATGTTGAAAGCATTGTCGGCTAATGGCAACCATTCAATCAGTACGTGACACTTTAGAAGCTGCAATAACTTCCAACTCAGTTTATTCT